TGTACTGCTTAAAAACACATTTTGAGAATTTAGGTAATAAATGCTTTGAACACTAGAAGGCATTGATACCCAATCAAGGCCATTTGTGCTAGTTAAAACTAAACCTGAAGTATTTATTGCAACGAACCTTCCGTTGTTATATTTAATTGGCGAACCACCAAAAGTGCTCATTTGTGTAAAACTAGATGCGCCTATTGACTTTTGGGTGAATGAAGTGCCTTGATTAGTTGTCACAGCAATTTGCCCGTTAGCCCATAAAATAACAAGAGTGTCTGTGAGCGTATCACCGCTTCTTGCAAAACCAACGCAAGCGCTTCCTAATACCAAATCTTTGTTAATTCCGGGAGGGTTAGCCCCATAAACACCAGACTGAATAAACGCGTTGCCTATACTGCTATAATCGCCTGTGATAACCCACCCGTTAGTTGTACCTACTAAATAGGTAGAACTACCGGGAAAAACACCCGCAGAGACAGAGTACCCTTGCCCGTACCCATTGTTATAAAATGTTTGAGCAAATTGACTATCACCCGCTTGTTGTGTTGGGCCAGTCCCGTACCAGTATGCAGTTGTATAAGTTCCACCCTGAGAATAAAAAGCAAGCGCAATCCAAGACCCATCAGTAGGGTTGGCAACAAAACAAGGAAAAGTCTGAAGTTGAGCAGTTCCAGCCGCCAAAAGAGGAGAAGCAAACTGCCAATTTACAGTGCTTTGTGTACCATCTGTCTGTTGGTTATAGCAAAAGAAGTTTCTAGATGAAGTGCCAAAATAACCAAACACTTTATTATTGAATGTTGCGTTTGTGGTGTTATCATAAGCACCTCTATAAACTGTGTTAGCAGTCGCAGTTTCTCCATTTAACCCACTTGCATTTCCTGCTGTCCATGTTACGCCATCACTTGAATACAACTGGTATTGCTGACCCGAACTTGTAGTCCTATAAATCATGTGTCCACCATTGTTCGTATAGCAGATATAGGTACTGTAGTTAATTAAATTATTGGCAACAGTGGTCACGTTTGACCAAGATGCGCCAGTTGGAGAAGACGTTAAAAAAGTATTGGGGTCAGTATTAGCTATTAAATTATTAACGGCTAAAATTTTATTGTTAGTAACAGCAAAATTTCCGTTTTTATTTTGTGAGTTTCCACCCAAAAGATAAACATAGGGTCTTGTGTAGTTTGTAAAATCTGATGTGTAGTATGAAACACTTGAATTACCATAAAAATAATTAGTTCCAATATACGCAATTGATTGTATTGTACTTCCATCAAATACAGTAGCCGCAGTCCAACTTAATGGCGTGGTAGTTGCGTAGTAACTACGACCACTTCCACCACCAGTTACAAATTTACCGCCTCCGTATGTAAGCGCCCAACAAGCAAAAGTAGTTGGCAAAGAAACTTGTGTCCAAGTTATCAAGTCTGTGCTGTAGTGGATTGTGCCACCAGTTGAATTAGAAACAACATAATACCCGTTTCCGTAAGTACTGTTTACCAAGGTTACAAGATCAGTAAATGTTCTTCTTGTAAATGTTATTCCGTCTGTACTTGTTAAAATTAAACCAGCACCTGTTGAAAAATCCAGACCAACAGCAATATAGTTTCCGTTTAAATAGTTGATGTTAGCAATTCTATAGTTGCTGTCATTAACAACAATTTCTGTTTTGTATGCGCTTGTTCCTGTTGTGGAAATAGAGATTGAATCGCCAGCCGCAAGCGTAATTGGTGATTGCAACAAGTTAATAGATTGAACTCCTGCGCCAGCAGGATAAGCTGTTTGGGCAGTCCAACTTGTATATCCAGTTAGTTGACCTCGCACCAAAGGGTAGGTAACGCCACCAGATACTTTGTTTAAAGTGACTGTGTCAAAAGTAGTTACCAACGACGAAGCAAGTACGCCCTTAACAACAGCAGTCTTAGTAGCGGGTACTGTGTAGATTGTTGTTGGTGTAGTTGAGTTGTATATAGCTGATGCGGAGACTGGAGTTTGTGCCATGATTTATTCCTTAACCCATGAAATACCAAAGAAGTGAATTGTCAGCAACAGCCAGCGTCACCCATGTAGGTGCGCTTGTTCCGTTACTTTGCAGATATTGACCCGGTGAGCCTGCCGCAGTGAACCCTGTTGTGCTTGGTGCAGTTTGGTAGGGTAAAGCACCTGCAACACCACCAGCTAAGTTTGTTGCTGTACCAATCACAATAGCAGAAGGTGTGCTCCATACAGGAGGTGTTACGTTACCTGTACTGGTTAAAATCTGGTTTAAAACACCAAAGTTTCCGTTAAACGCAACAGCGCCTGTAGCGTTAATTGTCATTGAGTCCGCAGAATTGTCATTGGTAACCAAACGCAACGCATGCGCTGTTTTTGTACCAACAACTAAATCAGAATCTGTAGAGTATAAATACACTGCGTTAGGCAGTTGGAAAGGCCCAACACCCGCATGTGTTGAACTATTCATACCAAAGTCACCGTAGTACGTGGTTGCTGTACCTAGGTTGTTTGAAACAATGTAGTCTACCGAAGCAGTATTTCCATTGTTTGTATTTTGAATAATCTTCTGTGCATAACTGTTAACAGACGTCTGATGCGACGTAAAAATGTTTGTGTCTACATAACTTAAAGTGCCGTAGCTAAACGCACCTTGCGCCTGACTTGTGTTGATTGCTGTATTCGCAATAACGTTTGCGCCAGTTATTGACGTCGTTGCGGAAAGTGATGTTCCTGCGCTGATTGATGTACCTGCAGTGATTGAGTTGCCTGCAGTGATTATTGTTCCTGCGCCAATGCTTGAGGTGGACGAAATTGAATTAGCGCCCACCACGCCAGTGGCTGTGATGTTCGTCGTACCAATTGTGTTAGTAGCAGAGTTGAACGTTAAGTTTGAGTTAAACGTTGTAGAACTAACGCCACTTTGGAACGGGATCTGGTACTGAGCGCCACCAGAAATGTTTGCTGTTGTTGTTGCGGCTGGCGCTGACACCCAATCAAACACAGAACCAGTCCATCCAAGCACAGTGCCCACTGTTACTGGTGCAGAGATAAACGACGTTGCCCCTGCACCTGTTTGGAATGGAACACGGTTTGCCGCACCGCCTGCCAAGTTGGTTGACGTTGTTGCGGTGGTTGCTGAAGTTGCTGAACCTGCGGTCGTGGCAAAACCTGCGGTGGCCGCGCTACCTACCGACAAACTAGCTTGACTCACAAACTGAGGCGCTGATCCTGTTGAAGTCAACACATAATCAGCCGCGCCGATTGCAAGCGATGTGGGCGCAGTGCCTGTTGAGTAAACGATTGAACCAGCCGCGCCAATCGACGCATACACTGGCGCTGTGCCGTTTGAGTATAGTAACGACCCCGCCGCGCCAAGTGCCGCAAACGCGGGCGCTGTGCCTGTCGAGTACACGATACCGCCGGCAGTTGGGGCCACAGAGTATGCCGGTGTCGTGCCGTTTGAAAACAGCATGCGTCCTGCTGTGCCAAGTGTTAAGTACGTGGTTGTGCTTGGCGCGCTTTGGTATACAAGAGCGCCTGCAGTACCACCGGGTAAGTTGCCGGTTGCTGTTGCAGAGTCAGCAAGGGTCTTAATCAGACCGCCGCTGTCTTTAAAATACAGTTTGCCGTCGGTGGTGTTCAGCGCCACCTCGCCGGCAATTAAATTGCCAGCAATGGGTACCGCCGCCGCGGTGGAACTGAAGTACAGTTGAATTGGTGTGAATCCCGCTTGTGCCATAGTTATTTCTTCTTATCGGGTGTAGTAGGAAACATTCGGACGGAAGTAAATAGGAGACTTATCGCGGTCTTCTTCTTCGGCCGACAGCGTTGCCTCTGCGGCATCTTGTTTCAGCATTTGAATTCGTGCAGGGTCAATACCGGGCAACAACTTGGCCAAGCGGTGTGACAACTGGCCTTGGATGGCAGGCACCCAACGGTCTGGAATAGCAATCTCGTTAGTCAAACGACCAACATCTTGTGGTTGCAATTCAATAATAAACTGGAACACTTGGAACGCGCTCTGTGGCACTGGCCACACGTTGATCTCAGGAGTAACCTGACGGTCCATCCAAAACTGCAAAGCGCGCACACCGAGAAAATCTTTGTTAGGCAGGCTGAAGTAATCGTTACGGTTCATCCGCGCCATGGGGATGTCTTGTTGAACAGAAGCCAACGACAGGGACCGTACAACAATTGCCGACGCGCTTGTGTTACGGAAACGCCAGAAGCCCGCCGCAGGAGACCCATCAATCTGCAGGTAACCCCAGTTGTTAACCGCGCTGTTGCTTACCGTGCCAACTGAAGCCCACGTGATGTTGTCGTAGCTGTACTCAACAGTTAATGTTTTGTTTGGTGTTTCGCAGTAGAAACCTGCGCTCAAGAAACGCGGACTGCCGCTGAAAAACGCCGACGCAGACGCACCGGCCGCAATGCTGTACGACAGGTCCAACGTGGTTGTGTTGAACACCTGCGTTGTGTCTGTTGTGGCAGAGGGTGTGGTCAACGTGCGGTAGTTGGCCTCGCGAATGTCCACAGTGCCCACAGGCAGTGTGTACGCGCGCTGTTGGGCCTCGCTACCCATCACAATATACTCAAGCAACCACAGGTTAACACCGCGGTTAGA